GTGTTTGGATTTTTTATTTTAAGAGTATGAGAAAGTTTAGGCATAGTCGTAAAAAAGTTTTCAACTTCTTTAAACTGCTTTGAACTCAATTGTTCAATAAATTCTCCCAATTCTTTTTTAGTACAATCAGAAGCAGCCCACGATTCTTCTTCATTATATACTTGTTCCATACAAGAAACAATAAGATTGAATGTATCATCGACACTCATATTAAACTCATTTACAAAATTAGATTTAATAAACTCATTCATTGATGGATACTTCATTCTTAAAGTTAAATTGTCATCAAGTTTAATATCTTTTGAATGATTTTTATCAATAGTAATCTCAATATCATCAAGATTAATACTTACAGGAACTTGAGTCTGCCCATCATCAGGACAAGTTATTAAAACATCAACCGTTTCTCCAACAGATTTTCCACGAATATTGAGAAACAAATATTCAATATCAAAAGTTGCAAGTTCTTCAACTTTAATTCCTTTTGTTAAAATGCAATTATTAATTACAGTCTTAACAGCATTTGCAATTTGCTTTGGATCTTCACTCTCCATTGCAATAATAAGGATTTTTTCTTCTTTTACAAGAAAAGGACGGTATTTGATTTCTTTTTTGAGAGATGGAATTTCTAAAGAATAAGAAGGAGTCGCAATTTTAGGTAATGACATTTTCAACTACAAATATGATCAAACTATTTATCTGTTGTTTTGAGTCCCATAAAGAGATTCTGCCAAAGTTTGACCAGCGGGAAATAATTCTACACCATTAGAAGGTATAGATCCTGGAGATCTTGGAACTAATCTTGGTTTTGGTTGAGAAACTGGTAGTGGTTGAGGTTGAGATGAAAGTTTATTGTTATCATTATTTCTATTATAATTCACACTGTAAGATTTACCAATTATATATCGATCAATTTTAAATGTCACCTGCATTTTTAGAACATCAGACTGCCCATAAGAAACAGGAATTGATGCAATATTATAAGGATAAAGACCTATAAAAGTATATTCCACTTCTCTTCGATAATCACGATCAAATTTAATAATTCTTGTTTTATTTGATTTATAGTATTCTGGATATTGCATTCTTATAAAATATCCTTCATCAACATTATTACTAATTGGTAAATTGTTTCCATCAATTGGGTTGGATGAACCGCTTGCAATAAATTCCATCCAGTGCTCTAAAAATTTTAAAGTGTTATAATTATTATCAACATAAAACTCAAGACTTATATCTTGATAGATTCTTCTGTGAGCAAATGTTTCAGTAATACCAATATAATTTCCATCAACATTTACAGTAGCAAGTTGAGTTGTTGGAAGTACTGCATTGTGGCACAGAAGTCCTGCATCTTCAGAAATAAATCTTTCAGTTACTCCTCTATTCTTTAAGTAATTTATTAATTGTCCAGGAAGTCCGCCAAATTTTACCTCATAATGGGAAGTTTGTGCAAGATTGGTAAATAATGGTTTTATGTCTGATATTCTGCGGGGTATTGCCACTCTAAATACCTATTATGAGTTTCTTGTTGTAAGTATTTAGATGTCATATAAAGGAAAATTTAAACCATCATATCCAAAAAAATATAAAGGTGATCCAACAAATATAATTTACCGATCCTTATGGGAAAGAAAATTTTGCGTTTACTGTGACTTAAATGAAAATATAATTGAATGGCAATCTGAAGAAAAAGCGATTCCCTACAAATCCCCATTGGACGGAAAAATTCATCGTTACTTTCCAGACTTTCTTATCAAGGTTAAAGAATCTGATGGAAGTATCAAAAAATATATGATTGAGATTAAACCATCAAAGCAAACTGTCCCTCCACCAAAACCTCAAAGACAAACTAAAAGATATATTGCTGAGGTTTATGAGTATGCTAAAAATCAATCAAAGTGGGAAGCTGCAAGAGAATGGTGTGCTGATCATGGTTATGAGTTTAAAGTAATCACCGAGCATGAATTAAGGATTAAGTAATGGCACTTACTGGATACGAAAAGAAACTAGAAGATTATACAAAAGAAGAGTTGGTTCAAATTGCTGAAAAGTATAGTATCTATTATACTACAGCAACTGGGCAAGGTAGAATTGATGGATATAAACGATTAAATAAATCGCAATTAATCAGTTTAATTCAAAATGATCGTGACTACAGAAGGTCTAATCCAAATTTTGAAAATTTAACAGGGAGATTAAACACTGGAAATAGATTTTTAAAATTTAAAGAATCGTTATTTGGAAATGAAAAACCAGAAGAATTGATGGATGAAATTTTATCCATTGCGAAAGATACTCAAAGAACTGCTCCAGTTCCTGGTAAATACTACACTTATATTTACTATGCTACAACTCCAAAAATAACCTATGATCGTCACCCATTGATTATTGCTGGAGATATGTTACCAAAAGGATTTAGAGCATTTAACTACCACTGGGGAAAAATAAGACAATATAATACTGTAGATGGTGATAGATTAGTTAGTGGATTATATGAATTAACTGTTCAAGAATTCAATACTTTAAAGTCAGTTCCTTACGCCAAATTTATTAGAAATTGACAATAAATAATTAAAAAAAAGTAAATGGCAGAACTATTAAGATATCCTATAAAAAATATTGGTTCTCAAGACGATTACTTTAAAATACAAGTATTAAAATATGAAGAACCTAGTTTAAATTTAACTGGAGGATTTGCACTAGGAACCACTGAAGACGCATTACAGTCGAGTGGGAGTATTAAAAATTCTTTGGCAACGATTATTTTACCAATGCCAGCAACAATTCAAGATAGTAATTCTGCCGATTGGCAATCTGGAACAATGAATCCTATTGAAGCAAATCTTGGCGCTGCAGCATCTAATGCAATTATGAGTAGTAATCCAATTACTTCGGTTTTAGAGTCTATTAAAAAATTTGGAGGAGATATCAGTGGTGCTATGAGCACAGGTGAAGGTCAAGCAGGAGCTGCGGCAGGAGCATCTGCTCTTGCAATTCAAGCAGCGTTAGGGCAAGGAAATATTAATTCAATCGTTTCCAGAGCAACTGGAAATGTGTTCAATGAAAATATAGAACTTCTTTTTAATGGCGTAACAATGCGACCCGCATTTAATTTTACGTTTGATATGGTTCCAAGATCTAAACCAGAATCTGATAGAATTAAAACAATTATTAGAACTCTAAAGAAAAATATGACTCCTCAAAAAGGAAATCCTGGAGTTGATGGAGGTGGTCTTTTTATTTCAGCACCAAATGTTTTTAAATTAGAGTATATGAGTGGTGGAAAACAACATCCATTTTTACACCGTTTTAAACCATGTGCATTAACACAAATGAGTGTTAATTATAATGGATCTGCACAATATGCAACATATCCTGATGCAACTCCAGTTCATATGCAATTATCTCTACAGTTCCAAGAACTGTCGCCAATTTATGCAGAAGATTATGATAGTGCAGAAGGAACAATAGGAGTTGGATACTAATGACTTACTTCAGAGAACTTCCAAATCTAGAATATCAATCATTCTTATCAGATTCTAATTCATCTGACCAGTATCTGCTTGTTAAAAATCTTTTCCGTAGAGTCAAACTGCGTGATGACTTACAAAATGTTTTTACTGTCTTTAACAAATATCAAATTCCAGATGGGTCTAGACCAGAATTAGTTGCTCAAGAACTTTATGGTAGCACACAATATGATTGGGTAGTCATCGTATCTGCAGGAATCACAAGACTCAGAGACCAATGGCCACTTTCTGATAGACAGGTTTATGATTATGCAGAGTCAATCTACGGAAATGATTTGAATGCGATTCATCATTACGAAACTACAGAAGTCAGAGACTCAGAAGATAGACTAATTCTTCCTGCTGGTCAAGTTGTAGATGAAGACTTTAAGGTTTCTTATTATGATTATGGAACTCTTTATACAAATGACTCAACAATACTTGGATCTAATGTAGATTATATTTCAAATCCAGTTATTAGTATTTCTAATTATGAGTATGAGGTCAGAAAAAATAATGATAAGAGAGGTATCTATGTATTAAAATCAAGATACCTACAGCAAGTTATTAATGACACAAGAAAAGCGATGATTTATGATAGGTCATCACAGTATGTAAATGATACTCTAATTAAAACTGAGAATACTAAATCAACTATTCCATTTTAATTCTAGATTCTTATCAAAAACCATTACATAACGGTGCTTGCGGGAACGATCTTTCCATTCTCCCACAGCACCTTTTACTTTTCCACGAGAGTGCTTAGTTCCGTCTGAATAGTAGAAATCTTTTTTTGGATCTGTGAGACCCACATACTTAAAGTTACAAGCGCGATAGATTGTGCCAGAATGAAAATCACTATCAGCGTAAGAGATGATTGCTTTAACTTCAGTATCTTTTCGTAACTGTCTAATCGCTTTTGAAACAAACCAAGAAGTGATATTATACTCGCTCTGTTGAGTTTGTGGATGAATGCAGAGTCGTGAAAGTTCGAATAATCCTTGTTGTTCATTTCTCTCTAATCCAAAGGCACCTTTTGCAATTTCAGGAACAGGAAGTCCAGTAAAAATACAAACTCCTAAAAGACCACCAACATTCAAAGGACTGAACTCATTCTTCTTAAAAAGTCCGTAATTATATCCAGACTTAAATCCCTTTGAAAAATCTTTTAGGTAGTGGTATTCTAGGAGTAGTTCTTCTGCATGTTTTTTAGAAATCTTATCTATATAGAAATCAGATTTCATAAAAAAAGAGGGGAGATCTCGCTCCCCTCAGTATAGCACCTAATCAGTCTTCTGCCAAGCGGGCAAAGTAAGAAAGTGCATCATCATCCTCGTCTTCTGCGGGCGCAGGGGCAGCAGCA